CCCATCTTACGCCACATTTGACAGAACATATAATCTTCACTTAGATAACGTTCTGAACCACCGCCTGTGATAGAGTCTTTGGTGTCGATTACAGTATCAAAGTAAGCATGAATGTAACGTGAACCATCAAAGTGAGCCTGACCAACGTGGTCTGGTTTGTAACGAATGTTTGGATACTCTACAGCCATCTTATCGAAGACTTCACGTTTAACCAACATAAAACCGGTACCAATTTCTAATACTTCTAGTGGTTCGGTAACTGAGAATTGTGATGTGCCTTTAACAACATTGAAGACATATTCACCAACCAATGTTTCTAATTCACGTGGTTCCAAATCTGGATGGTTACGTGCGGCATGTGCAATGTTATTCCAATTGATTGATTTCTTGGGGTAAGGACCACCAATAACATCTTTATCTAATGCCAATAATGCTACAACATCTTGTGGGTTGTAATGAATATCAGAATCCAAAAACAATAAGTGTGTGCAATCTGAGCGCAAGAATTCATCTACGAGGTAGTTTCTTGCACGTGTAATAAGTGATTCATTAAATAGGAAAGAGAACTTAACATCAACACCATAACGTGACATAATACCTTGAAGGTCTAAACAAGACTTCAGGTACAACCCGTGTGCCATGCCACCATACATTGGTGTAGCCACAAACAGTTTATTCTTTTTCAAATCTTCAACTTTGACTTGTATTTCCATAATTTATTCCATAAAAAAAGAGGAGGGATATACTTATATATCCTACTCCTCTTACAAAGAGACTACTCTCTTAGGCGAATGTTGACATTCCTGCAGAGCGAAGTGCTTGCAAGCCAGCAGCAACTTGACGCTTAGTTGGTGTGCCTAGACGATAGAAAGAAACTTTCTCGCCATCAGACTTGATACGGGTGTTCAAGTAAATAGCATGACCTTCTTCACGCAATTCGTTAATGCGAGCAGCAACGTTCTGAACGTTGAAACGAGCACGAGCTTGATTAACGGTCAACGTGTTGTAACCATCAGATTTGCTCAAGTAGGACAAGATTTTTGCTTTAGCGGACATAATAACTCCAAAATTTAAATAATAAAAACGAACCACACTTCAAATAATTCTGAGAGGTGGTTCATTCTCTCAGAAATTCTATTATAACAAAACTATTAACACTTGTCAACAGTTTTCAGGCAATTAGAATGGTAATTCATCACTGTTTGCCGAAATTGCATCTACGTTCACTTGCTGATTAGCCGTATTGGCGCCTGCATCCAGTTTGGTGTACAGGTCAATAAATGATAACTTGGTATCGGCATCAAAACGATTCAAGCAGAGGGCAAGTGCCTTCATGCGGTCACCATGCACAGAATACGTTTTGCAAATGTGTACCAGACGGCGAGTGGAAATAATTTCATCAACACCACCTTCAGCAAACGTTTTGCGAATTACATCAGCCCATGTTACCAATTTCTCGGCAAATTCATCATCAGTACGGTTCAAAGAAGCCAATTCTTTACGAATGATTTTCTTCTCAACGTTGATTGGAGGAAACTCTTGCTCATATGTATTCAAGAAACGTTCAAGGAAAGCCTCATTCAAAACATTGGTAAACATGTAACGACCATCTTCTGAACCTTTACCTTTTGTATTGGCAGTAGCCACAATTGTAAAACCTTCAGCAGGTGCAACCATTTCATTCTTCTTTTTAAGCAAGAAAGGTTTGCCTTCTAAAACACGTTGTAAGCAGGACAGGTTCTGAGCACCATAATCAATTTCATCAATACACAGCACAGCGCCTTGTCGAGCCGCAACGGTAACTGGACCATCACGCCATTCCATTTGACCATTAATCAAAACATAATTGCCAAGCAAATCACTTTCATCGGTATCAGGTGTCATTGATACGCAAACAAATTTACGTTTAGCTTTAGCGCAAGCTTGTTCAACTGACATTGTTTTGCCGTTGCCAGATTGACCAGTAATAAAAATAGGGTAGAACAAATTACTTTTTACGATTGCCAACAAATCATCAAAGTTACCAAAAGGAACATAATTTGCATACTGTTTTGGAACCAGATTTTCTGTTTCGAGGTCAGTAACAATATTGGTAATACGATTGCCGGTTGGCGCAACAGGTTCGGGTTTTTTCATTTGTATAACTTGAGCTGGCGCCATGTTAACTATGTTGGCGCTGTTAGAGGGAACTTTATATAGACCACGACCAGCACGATAATCCATATCTTTCAAATACCACTGAGGTAACTTAATATCATTTTCAACGCACAGGTCTTTAATATCCTGTAATGTTAAAATGTCCTTGCCTGAGGAAGAGGCAATAGAAATAAACTTTTCACGTTTGTCAACTTGAATACCACGCATCACAAAAACTCCATCAATCAATTTAATATACCAATTATATCAAAACCACAAGGTTTGTCAATAGTACTGTTGCATAAAAACAACAGTACTACTTTAGTATTACATTGCAATTTCACCAATAAAACGGTTAACCAAGACACGGCTTACCTGTTTTTTCTTATTCATCTTAATAAATGCGGTACGCAATTTAGAAGCAGTGACATTACCTTCAACAGATAATTCTTCTTCTTCAATATTCAAATCATTACCACCAGGAATCAAAAAGAATTTGTTGTAACCACCATTTTTAGATTCTAAAAACTTGGTTGTTTTAATCACTTTAAGCATTTCACGTGCTTCTTCTTTTTCACGCAACCAACGATTATGTGATTCATAAGAATTGTATTGATCCGTTTTAACAGGCAATTCATTACCAGAAATATATTTACGTTGAATAGCAGCTCTTGCATGATGACCAGCACCAATCAAAAAGAAACCAACAATCTTTGCACCAGTAACTTGTTTATACCAATCAAAAATAGCGACACGCATTGGATCATTATCTTTGTTGTTTTCATTCTTCAAAAGAAATTCAGTTTTGGATTGTTCATCACGAATAACAACCGATTGTGTTTTCTCACTAAACCAATTTGTTTTGTAAGTACCATAATCAGTCATACCTTCTTCATAATAACCAGATATATTATCGGCATCACCATCATGTATTAATACCATGTTAACAATATCAAGATTATTCACTTTGCGAAATTCATTAGTAATGTAACGTGAAGCAACCATAGCTTCAATCATTGGTGTATTAGATAATGTTTCTGAACTGGGACGATTAATCTTACGTTGAAATCTTGGCATATATGAATTCATTAATGAAACCATATTACGGAGGCAACGATTAAATTCGGCATTACCCATACGTGAATTCATATATTCACGCATAAAAACATCGGAGAAATACAAGTCATTTTTATTTTTAGAAAATGAAGGAGGCATTTTACCACCATCAAATTGAATATCTAAAGCCCGACTAGCCATACAATTACCAAAACCATATACAACAAAAGGAATATTCACTTTGCGGCAGAACATGGTTAGAATTAAAATCTGCTCAATTGAATTGGGCATATTATCATCCATGGAACCTGAACGGTCAAGAATCAAAACCAATCCGTGTGATTTACCTTTTGGTACACGCATCACTTTACGGAAGATATTATCATCAACTTTATATTTGTAAATGCGGGAGATATCAATATCACCAGTCTCCGATATCTTTTGTTTAGAGAATTTGGAGGCAGCTTTACGCATTTCAAATTCTTTGGCAAGTAATGATACATAACGTTCATTACGATTTTTAAATTCTTTCAAAAGATTTTCTTGCACTGAACGATTATGTTCAACATCAGGAAGATATTCACCTTTAAACCAGAAATTTTCCATTAATTCATGTACACGTTTATATGGTGTAATTGAATTTTTTGGATTGTATTTTGGTATATTCACATAAACATATTCTTTGCTTTTCTCATCAAGCAAAAGGCCTTCATTATCACGGAAGTTTTCATCAGTTTCACAACGTGGTTCAAAATCATCATCATTATCTGAAAATGAATTTCTAGTATCTTTATAACGATTAACTTTACGTTCGCCATATTCTTCACCAGTTGTTTCATCGGATTCAGAATCAGAATCTCCATCATTATCATTTTCTGTATCGTCACCGTCATTGGTACTATCATCACCATCATCCGATTCATCATAATCATAATCACTATAATTATCCGATTCATCATAATCGTAATCATCATTCTCGCCATAAGAATCACCAGCTGTTGCTTTTTGTTTCAGTTTAGATTCTTCCTGTTGTTCTTTTTTCGAATAATCAAAAATAGCACCAGTAACTTCAACAACATCTTCCCATGATTCGCAAGCTTCTACTGCTTCTAATAAAGCAGATTCATCGGCATTATCAAATTTAATACCAAGATTATAACCACCTTTAGTATATAAATTCAAGCGGTCAATAAACGGCAATGCATTTACATCTTGGTCTTTAATACCAAAAAAATCACGGTCAATTAATTGGCCATAAGCTTTAATGAATGAAGGTTTAATACCTGGAAATTTACGTTTGATTTTCTTTTCGATACGGGCATCTTCAACAACATTCAAAAAGTGTTTGAAGTTTTTACTGAATTTGGATTTGCCTGTAGTGACAGCATCATGCCAACCTTCTTCAGGTGTTTCTAATGCGTGACCAACCTCATGCCCTAACAAAAGGTCGTACATTTCGCCTGACATATCTTTCCAGATTGGACATGACAAAATACGATTCTTAAGGTCAAAGGATGCGGTCTGAACCTTTTTGTGTTCAACAATAAGGTTCTCTGAAGCCAACAACTTGGCTAATTGAGACTTGGATTGTACTGAATATTGCATATTATTTCCCGATGTATGCATTAATTATAACAGAATTGGGGCATTTGGCAAGCCCTCAAAAAATGAATACTTTAGTACTACTTGTGGAACTGTTGTCCATGTTCGTCTGTAAAGGTTTAATTATAGAGGAACCATGGAAAATGGCAAGCATAAAAAAAGAGATGTTGTATTTCTACAACACCTCTAATTGGAGCGGTTTTATGGAGTTTAACCAACTTTTCCCTTGGGAGGGACGTTTCACGGAAAACCGCATTTATCTTCCTACTTGACTTAGATATTTATCCTTAGTTTCTTGCCATGACAAATAAATCAAATCATCATAAAACAATGTTTCGGTAGAGACTTTGTTTTTCTTCTTTAGAAAACCAATCCGACCTCTTGCATGTTTTTCTTTCCATGTATTACTTAGGCTCTCTGTAGACGTTTCGAACGACTTTTTCAAATCATTGCCGTCACATTTGCCGCAAAGAAAATCATATGTGTTATCATACAATGGACTGAAATAAATTCCACGAGCATGTTCTGAACGAATCAACTCTTTAGGAATACCTAACTTTGAATATGTAAATGATAACGAACGATTCTTGTGGTCACGCTTGTATGGTTGACCACTAGGTTTCTTTGCAACGTACCATTCAAAGTATTTTCGTGTATGATTCTTTTTTAACCATTCACGTATTTCATATCTAGTATCTCTCTCAGGTTCAAATGAGACAGAACCAGATGTAAAGCCCATCGGCAACCAATGGTCAAGATTATCATATTGACTTAATCCGTTTGCCTTGGTTTTACCATAGAGTGATGTTGTAGTAACACCAACTAGTGTATCACCATATTGTTTCTTCCACAAATCTTGTACTGTATCAGATAAACAAAGTAAAGCAAGTAGTTTACCACCAACGTAGTTATAACCTAATGGTTGAAACGGAACAATCGTAGAACCAATGGCAGTATAGTTAATCATACCGCCTTGTGTTTTCTTCTCACGTTCCCAACCAATTACATTATCTCTTGGTGTTAAATCTAGGAAGTCGGATGAGATACAGATAACACCAAGGTACTTACCTGTCTTCTTATCCTGTGCAAAGAAATTTAAATTACGGCCAATGTTAGAGTTGTTCTTCATTGTTGAAATGAATGTACGTGCTGCGTTCCATCTTTCAGGTAAATCAGAACGTTTAATTTTCTGAGTTACATTGGTGCCGTCCATACCCGTGGATACTTTTTCACCAGAGTCATCAGTATAGATTAGAACAGGTTCCAAATCTAAGTATGCATCAGGTGAATCAGGCGTCCAAATGTTGGCCTTAACTTCATCAATCATTGTTTTCTGAGAGGGGTCAATTAACTGCATCTCAGTTCCAAACAATGTGTTCATCTCCTCAGTTGGATATTTCTCATGCACCTCACACCATTTCTGGTACAAGGTGTATTCTTTAACATCCATAGCTGATACGAACGTCAAATCTTTCTTAACGTTCTCTGTTAGAACACCCAAATCAATATCTTTATAAACAATACCTGAGTCTAACCACTTTTTGTATTGTGTTTCGATATCATCTTTAGGATCAAATGCGTATGCCACGTTTATAGTTTCTTTCAAATTTCTTTAGTCGCTTCATCTGTTTCTCTTTGGCCATCATCATGGAAGTTTTGCCAACTCTGTCAGCCATTAACACACCATTCAAATGATCCAACTCATGTAAGAAACAACGAGCAGTTACTCCAGTCAAATTCATATTGACAAGTTCACCTTTTTCATTAGTGAATTCAACATCAATGTTGTCTGGACGTCCTATTGTAACATGTAATGCAGGGTAAGACAAGCATCCTTCTTTGTCTCGCACAATGTTATCCGATTCTTTTACCACACGTGGGTTGATACAGGTAATTTTAAAATCATCTCTATCACCTGTACCGATTACAAATACACGGGCACGAATACCACATTGGTTAGCTGCAAGACCAATACCATTATACATCTTCCTTGTCAGGTGCATTTGTTTGGAGAATCTCTCCATGTTATTATTAGGTAACTTGTCTGTGTATTCAGGCATTACCTCTTTCAACATACCGAAAGCATCAGAATAAATTTTCAATGGAACAATTTCTGACTCTTTGACAACTGTATTACTTTCGGTATTAAACGTGAGTACCTCACTCATTGGTTAATCCTTCACACAATTTTGTAATCTCTTCATTGGTCAAAAAGAATTCATATGTTGATGAATGAACAATCTCTTCATCTTCACCCAAAACTTCTTGCACAAAATATACTGCATTCAAATCTTTTGGTACGAAACAGGGTTTAACCTGAACACGTAACTTAAATGCCGCATCATCTTTAATTAAAAACTCTTTCATAATTACCTCACTATTCTAGAAAAATTCTTTACCTTCTCAAACCGAATCACATTTCGGAACTTGTCTTGTAGTATATCACCTTTATGTGAAATAACAAACAGATTAACATCTTCCAACATGTGTAGTATCTTCATTAGATTTTCAGTACCTTCTGTATCTAGTGAAGAATCAAAGACCTCATCCAGTATCAACAGGTTGGTGTTGGATGAATTCTTTAACTTGGCGACAGCACGCCATGTCAGTAACAAGGCCATATCAATACGTTGTTTCTCACCTTCAGAAAACGATGCATATGAAAACTCATCACGGTGCCTAGACTTGATTGTTTCCTTAAACGACTCATCGAGGTTGAAGTTGACAAAGAAATCTAAGGTAGATAAATACTTATTGACCAATTTATTAATGATTGGTAAATACTGGCGAACAATCTTTGTTTTAATGCCTGTATCTTTTAACAACACCGAAGCGGCCTCATAATATGTCTTTGTATCTATTAATGCTCTTAAGTCTTCTTCTAGCTTACTCAAATGATTTGCGAGTTCTTGTAGCTGGACTTGTTGTGTCTCTGTTGAATCTTTATTTGATTGCAATGCCGCAATCTCTTTTTGTATTTTAACAATATACTTGTTAATCTCGGTAATAGAAGTACTCTTTGTGGCAATCTGAATCTGTAGTGCCTGAATCTGTTTCTGTACCTCGGAGATAGAATTCAACTTAGTTTGTTCCGCAAGTAACTTGGATTCTAATTGTGTCAATCCATGTTCACACTCACCAACTTTTGTACCTAGATTGAGAAGTTCCGTATCTTTGAAATCCGAGGCAATGGCTTGCCTACAAGTTGGACAATCATCATTGTGTTGGAAGAAACTAATATCTTTACGTAGTTTGGATAAATTGCTCTCAATTTGAGATTCAAGCTTTGTAATCTTTTTGACCTTATCCTCGACAATAGATTTCTCTGCCACTGATGTTGACAACGTTTCGACCAATGTACTGGCGTTAGCAACTTCTCCATGTAAGGTTTGTATGGCGTTGTTGTTAGTTTGAATTTCATTCTCATATTGTTTTACCCTTAGGTCATTGTTCTGATTCAACTCATCAATATGTTTCTTCTGCATTTCATGTTTCTGTTTTGCCAATTCAATCTCACTCTTTTTGGCAACTGACAGTTCTTTGTTCTCAGTCATTCGTTCTTTTACCAAACTGTTCATAGTGGAAAAGATTTGAATGTCTAACAAGTCTTCAATGATAGACCTGCGATCACCTGGAGACAACTGCATAAATGGTGTGAATGATGCCGAACCAAGAATCACAATCTGAGTAAATGATTTGTAATTCAACTTGAGAATAAACTTCTCTAAGAATTCTTGATAGTCACGCATTGCGGCTTCTTGATTGATTAGAACACCGTCTTGATAAATTTCAAATACATTTGGTTTGATACCACGAACAATCTTATATGATTTGTTAGCGGTATCAAAACCAACTTCAACCACAGCATCTTTGCCATTGATTGAATTTACAAGTTGGGGTTTGTTAATGCTGCGAAATGGTTTGCCAAACAAAGAGAAACACAATGCATCTAACATTGTGCTCTTGCCTGAACCATTTTCACCGACTACTAGTGTGTTGTGTGAGTTGTCCAACTTGATTTCAGTCCAACTGTTGCCAGTGGATAGAAAGTTCTTCCAACGAATATAACGAAAAACAAGCATATTATTTTTTGCCTTTTACAATATTTTCTCTCCAAGGCAACATTTGTAAGTTGCCAATTTCAGATATTTCTTCGGCCGAAATGTTATTTTCAAATCCTTTTTTGCAAGATATGATATGATCCAGATGATAACCATCTTCTATGCCAGCAAGTGTTCTCTTATATTCATTAGGATTAATTATTTTTTTATTCATCATATATGTTTGTTCTGTTAATTTTGTAACTCTATTTCTATATCTTCTAAATTCTGGTGTATCTTTCTTAAATCTTGTTTTTTTATATTCTTCTGTTTGCATATCTAAAAATAATCATTCTGAAGTTTCTGTATTCAATGCCTCAACGTATAATTCTTTCATTAAGTTCTTGAGTTTATCACGTTCTACATTAATTGTCAAGTTATCTATGTACTTTGATAGTATGGTCATTGTATCTTCTGCCTGATCCACAATATCGGCATCAATGTCGGTATCATAATCATTGAAGTCTTCAACAATGGATATATCAGCTGCACCAGATTTATATAGATTATCCAATACTGTATCGAACAGGTAAGGATTCTGTTTGTTTATTACAACAACTTTAATGTAACACTCTTTGTATAAACTAAAGTCATGTGTCTTCCAATCTTCAAATGATTGTGCGCCATCATCATATGTTATCTTATGAAACATCTTATGTGGATTGCAATCTCAAAGTGACCAAATACAATCTGTGCGGTTGTTTGTTGTACATCATCTAAGGTTTCTTGGTAATTACTAGAATTAATCCAAGGCACCATCAATACTTCTGTACCATCATAGTTCTTCTTTACTGGACTTGTGTACACATTTATGTTATCATAGTGGTCAAACAACTCATTCATGGCATTGATTTCATTTGTGTTCTTGTAAGTCACATCGTGATTACCTACAATTACATCCATGGTAATGCCTTCGTTCTTTAACACATCAAAGAATCGTTTACGCCACGAATTCAGAATAACATAGTTAATAAACTTTCTTCGGTCTACCACATCACCAAGGTGGCAGATATGTTTAATGTCGTGTTCTTTCAAATAAGGAAAGAATGTACCTTCCCAGAATTTGAAGAAGTATTCATTAAAAGGTAAACTGTCACCACGAGCACCAGCGTGCGTATCATTTATAATTGCCAGCTTCATAGTATTTTATTTTCTTCAATATATTCTATAAGTTTTTTAACTCGGTCGATATCTTCTTTTAGTAAACCTAAAGAAGTATTACAGTTTGAACAAAGTAGTTTTCTAATATTACCTGTTATATGACAATGGTCAACACTTAAACTTTTTTTCTGTTCAGTATAATGTTTTTCACAAATATAACAATTACCATTCTGTTCAAATAACATCTTATTGTAATCTTCTAGAGATATACCATAGTTCCTAATCAACATCCTATTTTTAGATTTATCTTTATTATTTGCATAATACTCCTTCATTGCTTGTTTGCGTTCAGTTGTATTGTTATATTTTAATAAAGTAACTTTTCTTTTTTCTGGTGTAGTTCTCATTTTTTCTCCTATTAATTGGTATCATTAATATTTATAAAAAAACGATTTTCAACGACACTAAATCTTCATTTATCTTCATCAATCTCTTCAATGAACTTTTCAAGTCCTTTAGTTTTACTTTCTTTTTTCTTCTTTTTGTTTTCTTCAAAGTTGTAAATGAATTCGGAAATGTTTTCATACAACTGGAACTGTTTGTTGGCTCCATCATCATCAGATAGAAATTCACCCTCATCTAGTATGCCGAACATTTCTGTTGCCTTATACTTAACATACAGTTGTTTTTTCTCACGCATAATTCGTCTGAGAAAAGCATAATATATGATTTGAGTAAAATAAGCAAATGGATTCTTACTCTTTACCGGATCAAAGTTGCGAAAGTACATCAGGCAATTCTCAACACCATCACTCATCATCTCATCACGGAAGGAATAGGAAATAAAGTTTGGTTTTCTAGACAAGTGTTCCGCAATTTTCAGGAAACATTCACCAATATAATTTGGAATCTGTGGATCTTCCTTACCATCCTTCTTTGCGGTTTCACAATCCTCACGGTATTGAATTAGAGCCTTCAGAAAGTCGGCGTTGTTCACATAATGTTTAGTACTCATATTTGCCTTATTTAACGCTTGACACGTTGGTTGGTTTAATCATATAATTGCGGTGTTGCTGTTTCATGTTAATG